TCAATGCAGAACCTAGAAGGCAAACGAATGTAGAATTGGCTGATGATACTTGGGTGTGTGCAATATCCACTTGGCATTCTGATGCTAATGCCTATAGATTATACATAGATGGAGTGTCTTCTGGTCAAAGCACAAAAACAGGAGATATTATTACTACAACTAATGATTTACATATTGGTGGAGATGGGGCATCAAGTTATGCTGATTGCGATATAGCCTATGCATTTTTTTATAATAGGAATTTGAGTGATACAGAAGTAATGAGTATATTCAATGCTACAAGAGGGAGATATTAATTATGGCAGATAGTGATAAGATAGTAACAATTACACCCAATACGAGTGTAGCAACTACACACCCAGAAATAAAGTTTGTAGGTAAAGATAACAGCCCAATGTATTTGAAAGTGTTAGATGACAATACACTTTCATTTGAAGGAACAGAAGGACAAGTGTTCTCAATAACACCTACATTATCAAGTGGTGATATATTCAGCGTCAATGATATCTCAGGAATGCAAAGTATTGCTGTTAATGCAGATGGAACAGTTGCTCTTGCTCCTGTAAGTGGTAATGTTGGCATTGGAAAACAAACCAGTCTTACTGCTAAACTTCACATCAATACTGCTGGTGAAACAGATGCATTGAGAGTCGATGTAGATTCTTCTGATAGCCCTGATGCTACTCCTTTCGTTATAGCAGAAGATGGTAGAGTTGGCATTGGTACTGCTTCTCCATTATCAGACATGGCCTTGACTCTCAATGGTGATGGGACTTCCTATGAGGGACTTGCATTCCAAGTAGGAGGTTCAACGAAGTGGAAGATGTCAACCGATGGAACAGCAATGTATGTTGATTCTCAAGCGAATGGACACGATTTTAACTTTAGAAGCCGAGATGGTAGTGGTAATCTAAGACCATTATTAGTGATGGATGGAACTACTAAGGGAGTTACAATTGGTAATGACGATGGAACAGATTCCAGCGTTGTCAATATGAACAAACTACAAGTGAATCTCGATGGTGGAGATAAGTCTGATGGAATTCTTATCGTCAGTAATTCAACCGAAGTTTTAGCGAATGATGTTATTGGTGGAATTGGTTTTGATACAAGAGATGGCAATGTTCCAAGTAGAGTCACAGAAGCATCAGCCGCAATTGTAGCAAAAGCAAGAGAAGGCCATAGCACAGGAGATAAAGGAGCCTATTTGGATTTCCTTTATTCACCAACAGACCAAAATGACGATACCGCTTCTAGTGTTGGTATGAGGTTTATGGATGGTAAATTAGCAGTAAATGCAGGTGGCCTCGACCCAGTTAATACATTGGTGGTTTATCATCCCGGTAATGATTGGAACAATGGTCTTCTTTTTGTTAGAAATGATACATCAGTTCAATTAGATGATTTACTAGGAGCCATTGGTTTTGATGATAGAGATGGAAACAACCCAAGCAGCGTATTGGAGGCGTGTGCTGGTATAGCGGGTTATGCTTCTCAAAGTCATTCTGCTTCTGCCAAAGGCGGATATATGACTATCTTTACATCACCTGACGACCAAGCCGATGATACAGCCGCACTTGAGAGAATGAGAATTACATCTGCTGGTGATGTTGGTATCGGTAATGCGGCAACCGGAGGCTACAAATTAGATGTTCAAAGCGGAGCGGCTGATTCGGTAGCGAGATTCAAGTCAAGTGACAATATTGGACGTATTGTAATCCAAGATGACGATACTGGTGTTTATGTTATTGCTCAAGATTCTTACATGAGTCTTGGTGGAACGTCAAGCCTCAATGCGGCCAACCTCAATATCCACAAGACTTCAGGTAATGTCGGAATAGGCACTCCGAGTCCTTCTGCTCCACTTACCATAGTTGCTGATACTGATGGTGGAGACACTGTAAGAATAGAGGGTTCTGATTCTAACGCAAACCTATCAACTCCCGATTTAACCCTAGTTAGGACAAATGGTTCTCCCGGTGGAAACACTTGGTTGGGTCACATACACTTCAAAGGTATGAACAACGCTTCGGGAACAAACGAAGAATTGACTTACGCTTCCATAGCGGGGCAAATAGACGGAGGTGCAGACGGTTCTGAAAAGGGCAGACTGAAGTTCTATACTATGGTTAGTGGTACTAACACCAATACCTTGACAATTGACGAAAAGAAGGTCGGAATAGGCATAAGTGAACCCGGCCATCTGTTAGAAGTAGCAGGTGGTAGTTTTAATGGAGAAATAGTTGTCAATAGGACAAGCGGTGCTGAGATTCTACTACAAGCACAATCAGCAACAGGAATTGTTGGCACTAATTCAAATCACGATTTCGCTCTTATGACCAATAGTAGCCAAAGAATGAAGATAGGTTCTGGTGGTGGAATAGAGGCTATATCTACCACTAGGGGATGGAACTTATGGTGTCCCATAATCTATGGAAAAAGAGATTACGGCACTACTGCCGGTAGTGGTGCAGCACTACACACAGTATCTACTACAGCAGGAGAAGCCGGATTAAATTCTTACCCTCTACCAGCAGATGCCACATTAAGAGCAGTATCTTTTTCTACATCATCAGTTGTGTTATCAGGCACTACAGAACAGGTTTGGAGGATATTTGCGAATGGTAGTTCTAGTGCAGGAACATTAACAAATATTACTCTTGATTGTGGTGATTTCACTAGACAAAATTCAGAGAATTCAAACGCAACTAATCATTGGTATGTAGTAGATGGATTAGATGCATCTTACAATAAGGGAGATACTATTGGGGTTAAGCGTGAATCAGGAGCAGTAGATATGGGCCACATTAAAGTGACTCTATGGTGGACTTTTGATAATTAGGTGATACAATGACAGAAGAAGAAGAAGAACCAGTTATGGAAACAAATGATATTGGAATAGAAGAACAACCTCTACCTGATAATGTCACAATTCATTATGATGTTGGTCCCGGTCATGAATTGTATGATGCTGATGCCACAAACGATTCTATATGGCAAGAAATCAGAATGGAAAGAGATGCTAGTCTTTCTAAGGTAGATATTTGTCAAGGAATATTATTCTATGAATCTTTAACTAATACACAGAAACAAGACCTTGCTAATTATAGACAGGCTCTATTAGATTGGCCGAATGATTATGACGATGTGAATGATGCTTTGAGTAATCAGCCACAACGTCCTGACTGGATGACTCATTAAAATGAATGAATGTATTAATCCCATTTGTTAAAATCCCAAAATCTGCCACTCAGGAGTATATGAACCTCCGAGATTTTGGTATAACTTTTTAGGCCAATGACAAACCAATAGAGCCGTTCTGAGGCGGTCTTTGGGCCGGTGGTGGAATGAGTGCGGCGACCTCAGAAACGGCCACATAGGGCATCTGAGAGGCGATTTTAGGGGGTTCCCCTGCCCCCGTTTGATAGGGGATGAATCCCCTATTTCGGCAAATTAAATCAATTACAATAATTGATTTTGCTAGAAACAAATAAAATTTTATTTCTATTTACAACTCTTTCATTTGTAATTTTTGCAAAAATTTTTTAGCGGGCCTCCGCTAAAGGTAAGACTTTTTCAGACCAAAGAGCATTACACTCTCGGCATTCCCAAATCTTAACTTTTTGCGGAGAACCCACATAAAAACCTAGAATCCTTCTAGGTATGGTTTCGATACCACAATAAGCGCATTGTTCTCTAAGGGCCACTAAAATCACTTTCCTCGTTAATTAGCCCTTCCATATATTCTTCAATTGTTTGGTTAGAAACCTTATCCGAACCAAACGCAGCAAAGAACAATAGACTAATAGCGAGGATAAAGACAAGCCACAATAATATTTCTAAGGTGTCCATTACCAATCTACCTCCATTTTAATTTCTTTTTCTTGTTCATTTGAAAACCCCTTAACAACTTTATTACTAACGCCTTTTTGCCACAAGTCATATACTAATTGGCAATCCTTTAAACAGTATTCTGCCACTTCTGTATATTTACCTTGCTTCCAAATTACAGGTGCATCAGCACTATCCATTGTTTTGGAGTCTTCAAGAGTATGCTTACATAAATTATCAAGACTATATCTTTCGCCGGAAACTTTAGTAATTTCTCTACTAGTATCTACATATGCTCTTTTGTTTAAATACTTTTTAATACAATAAATATCCAAAGCATCTCTTAATACGGGTAAATCAAATCCAGCAATATTATGTCCTAATACTTTGCCCCCTTTTTCTAAGTGGTCATCTAAATCAAACTTTAATTGAGAGATAGGTTTAACTTCTACATTCCCTTTCTTTAAATCATCTATTGCTTTATCAATATAAATTGTTCCTTTGTCACCATCCCATGTGCATACAGTAGAAACTTGAAACATATGGGTATTGCCCCAACCACCAATTTCATGAGCAAAGTTTTTAGTTTCAATATCTAAGGCTAACATAGTCATGTGTCTGACCCCCATAATTTTGTTATAGCAGATTGCTTGTCTGCTTCGGGGTCTACAACTTTATCTTCAAAAGATTTCTTTAGAAATGCCACTAGATGTTCTCCCCCACCAACGGCTATAATAGATGCCAATTCCCATCCAGCCTCTCCTTCTGTGTTTAAATTATCAACAACTACTTTGGGACCATTATTTACATCGAACACTAAAAACTTAGTTTTAAATTTCATTCAACGTCCTCCAATAATCTTACATAAACAGACTTAACAATTTTCCTTTCTTCAAAGTATTCTTCTACTTTAGGCCACCATTTATATAAAGTTGATACTCCTTTTTTAGTGTGTTGTCTAACCTTAGCAAATAGTTCTGCTTTATTAACCCATCCATTTTCATCTGCTTCTTTTCTGCAAATAGATTTAAACACACCTAAATTAGCGTTGTCTGACACAGCCCTCTTCTCTACTCTAAGTGCCTCATCGAGCCACGACACTAGAGACTTATAGCATTGTCGCACCAAAGAAGATGCTTGAAGCACATGATTGGGAGATACTATGAATCTTTTGCTTTTATCGGTTATACTAGGGGCTTCCGCTACACAGCATAAGATGGCTAATTTTTGAATATGTTTTAGGATTCTATTAATAAAAGTTTCCATTGCTTCAAAGACTTCTTGTCTGCTATCAGTAATATATTCTTCCATTAAAATACATTCTCTAGTTAAAGCATCGTTTGCTGCTCTAGTAATTTTAATCGTTTTTAATGGGTCACAATCTACTTCTTCATATCTTTCCTTTACCGTATCATATAATGTCACAAAACTGCTTGCATACTTTAATCTAGGTTTATCCCTGTCTTTGATAGTACCCCAATCAGAAATTAATTTCCTACGCATTTGCATTTGTTGATGTTGTGGTACTTCCCATATAAATATTAACTTTCTTTGTAGGACACCCTTTTCAGTAATAACTGTAGTCAATAGTTTTGGAATATAAGTTGTAGCAAACACAGACCTTTTACATTTACACTCAATAGGTTCATCCCCTAATTTTAGTTTCTTAGAGATAATCCATGTCTCTCCCCATATAGTATTCATAAATGTATTAAGATATACAATAGAATTTTCCTTGTGTTGAGATTGTTTAAATACACCTGAGTATTCAAACTCATCCCACATGGCTAATCCATCCCCTTCTAATTGACCGGGAATGGGTGTATCAACCATTACAGTCCTAGTTTGTCCGTTATCTTCTAGAATTTGTTCTTCTCTCTTTTCAAATGAACCTATTAAGGCTGCATCTGTGTAATCTGTTACATCAAAAATATTGAAATTAGTACCATGCTCTAAATTAATTAGTTCAAATGTTCTTCTTACAATTGGTTTGTACCAATTTGTTAATGTTGATTTGCCTGTTCCCGAAGTTTGAAGCCATAAGAATTGTAGTCTAGTATCATCTATATTGACACCGCTAGGAATAGCAATCATATCTTTGCATAATTGTCCTAACATTACAAAAAAGGACAATGATGCGGGTATAGAATTAAAATTGGAAGCCATTGTGCAATCATTCGTATAAGTTTGTACAATTGCGGGTAGTGTTATTTTATTACTATCTACTTGTTTGTTATCATCTATAAAACTGTAAAACAGTTCATCTTCATATTCTGTATAATTATTATTAGTCATACTATTACCTTATCTTCACTATTTAGTGTTTCTATTAATCTTGTTGCTATTGTTAATCCTATGCCATCTAGCATGGATAGTTCTCCGGGAGTTGCTTCTCCTATCTCCATTACTGAACCATACTTTTCTATGACCTTTTTCGCTTTACTTTCACTAACTCCCTTAACTGTGCAAAGCATATCTACTCTTAAATCATCAGTAGTGATTCTTTTTAATAAACTAGGTCTAATTATTTCCCTATTAAATGGCCTCATCTTACATATTGTTGTAATAAGGTGTGCTGCTCTCTTAGGACTTTCTGTCCAAAAAACCCTTGCATCTGTATCTAATGTAATTTTTCCTATTGCCCCATAGAATTTATTAATTAGCATTTGTTCTGGAATATTAATATTTACAAATTTAGGGTATGCTAATAATTCATGTAATGACCCATGTACAATCACAATAGAATGTTCATAGTGTCTATCCATATTATCTATTTGATTCCATAGTCTTTTGTTTATCACAGACTGTAGAAAATCAATAGTGGATTTTGCTTCAAAACATACATCACTATAAACATAGTCACCAATTTCTATCCATTGTTTTTCTGTAGGAATATTTAATCTGCTTGCTTCTGATTCAACATAAGCAAATAGATTAGAATTTTCTCTACTGTCTATAATTAGTTTATCTATCATTCACAATACCTCCAACATTTTCCCGGACAATAACCTTGTGGAATTAATACAGTCTTACATCCCGGAGCATGATAACCATTGGCAACAATACCTTTAACATATCTTCTAGTAGTAGGTTCATGCCAATCCAACCATATACCATCATTAGAAGCAATAGTCTCAAACTCCTTCATTATAATTTCAACAATTTCGTTTTGTTGTTCTTGAGTAATATGTCTTTCACCCATTGCTAATATATCTCTATACCATTGTGCTAAATATACTCTTGCATAATGCCCCGGATTTTCTACCATAATTGCATTGTATAAGCATGGTAATATTGGTAATTCTCCGGGAGGTTTTGGGGCTTCTATTTCTATATCAGACATTTCTATAGATTTAACTTTGGGCCAATTTAATAATTTACTTCCATATTTAACTGAATGATGATTACCAGTTTTGGCTTTCTTTAAAATGAAGTCTAGTCCACAGTAAGTATTTATTTTCGTAACAGGAACACAATAATAATTCTCTTTACTACTAAGATTGACGGTGTTAGGTATTCTACGAAGCCTATTAGTTTGGATTCCACTCCTATCAAGAGTAGGATAATCTTTAGCCAAGTCGGTGAAATATGCTTGAATGCTTCTAATATCACTTACTGTTTCCCCATAGACAATAATATGAAATCCCTTGCCACTAAAATACATATTAAAATATATGTCTTGGTCATCTAATATTCTTTCTATATTACATAAATCTTGATAGGCTTTTTCAAGAGGTTCATTGTGTGCATCTAAATCTAAAAATGCTCTATCTATAATAACTGATGAGTCTACTTTTGAAGTTTCAGCAAATTGTTTATAATCATATACTGTTGTATAGCAATTCATTATGCCATTGAAAGCATTTACCCAATTAACAAACTCTCTCTTATTCTTTACTATCTGACGTTTCATTTGGGGAGCGTCCTTTATATGGCTCCCCGCCCAAACTTCTCTTGGAAATCTCATCTTTATCATCCTCATTAAAATTAATTTTAGCGCCATCTAATTTGGCTTTTATTATTATTGCTATTTGTTCTTTTAATACATAATCTACATTGGCTTTAAAAAACTCACCAAATGTTTTTCCTTCCGCATCTACTACTTTATCCCACACTAAATCTAATTTTTCCTTAGCGTTTAAATCATTATACATATCTTCTTTAATTGTATCTATTAAAACATTTACCTGACTAATTTCAGAAAATGTCCAGTTTTTACCTTTCAATTTTTTCATTACTTTATCTTCTATCATTATATCACATCGAATAATTTTGCTATGACGACAAGAGCGAGCAATACATTCACGAAACCTAGAATGGTTCTAACTAATGCTAGGCTACCAACGTGTTTCTCAGACCACTTATCTATTTTTTCTCCATTCATTTTAATCCCTTTTCTTTTCTTCTTGCTTTGGCTTCTTTCAAATAACATTTCCCACATAAATATCTACAATTAGAATTAGAACCCGTCTTTGGTTTTCCACAGGTATTACAAACATCACTAGGAAGTTTCTGTTTATCTTTCCACTTCATAGCCATGCCTCAGATTGTGCTTTATCACAAATAGGATAGAAACTACAATATTGACAAGTCTTATAATAGTATTTTTCCCCAAAGGTTTTTGTTTCATATGATTTAATCAATTGAGTTATTCCTTTTAATACAGCATTCATGCTTGCCTTCTTGACAGGTTCAACTTGGATAAAATTGGAGGCAGGATAATACCAACCCCAATGAGTAATATCCTTATCACTATCAATGCCCGCCCCTGCTAATTCATATTCTGGTGCATTATCAATAAGCATTTTATAAAAGGACATTTCTGCTCTCATACCTGTTAGTTTATAATCTTTCCACGGCCCTGTTTTTAGTTCTATAGGAATATACTTTCCATTATCTTCAAACATTCTATCAATGATACCTTGAAGATGAACAGTATAGTCTCTATCAAGGATACACTTTGGGTTCAAATCAAATGGAATTTTAATTTCAGCATTAAGAATTTCTTCATTAATGACAGGTAAAAAGGTATCTAATTTATCTTGTTCTCTAGCATCAACAAATCGTTGAGCCTCAAAATTAGCCATTGTTTTATAAATATCACCATAGTCATCAATGGGATACAAGCCCATATTATATTGGATTAATTCTGAATGGCTTAAATCTTCTGCTTTTAGCATATCAAATTCATCAAAAAAGGTTTCCCTATTATTATGTATTACTGTTCCTTTTATCATTGCTTCTGATGTATCTTGTGGTAATCTTAGAGGATATGAAAACTCATATTTCTTGGGACACCATTTGTATGACCCATAAGAAGATTTAGTTATTTTTAATACTGGGTCAGCACCATCATTGGTATAATTTTCTGGATACCATTCATATGTAAATTCTCTCATTTTACCACCACTCATCTAATGTCTTTTGATTAATGTCTTGTCTTATTTGGGTAAAGTCCCACCCCATAGCCTCATAGATAGGTTTGGCCTTTTTAACTATTGCCTCTGCATAGTGATAGTAGTCAGGGGTTATATTACAATCTAATAGATTTTTTTCATTAGGTGCAGAAATATATGTTGGTCTTTTGTAAACACCATTTAAAGGATTTCTATATAATGTCCTTATTGGGTCATCCATTATTCTTATGTAAATATAAGAGTCAACTAGTTTATTATTGTGGTTTTGATTCCACCACATTACTCCTTCAACACCCGAACCAATGCTAGGATTTTTGCCTTCTAATGTTACTAGTGAAGTATCGTTACCACACTTAAAGCAATAACTTGCACAATTATGATTTAATAATTCTTCTACGGTAGATTGAACATTACAATGTTTACATTTATAGATGAATCTTTCTGGTCTATATCTACTTCTATTTATAAGTGTTTTTAATTCAATATTACCAGTTGAAATAGTGTTGTATTTTAATTTGAGTGTGGTTGTTATTTCTAACTCAGACTTGCCTTCAACCCACATTCTTAATATTTCTAATTGGGTTTTCTTTTCTAAGTCTGTTTGGGCTATTCTTTTTGCAGTAAATCCTGTCATAGTAAATTCAGGTTCATCTAAATAATTACCATCTTTCCAAGAAATTAATCCAGCATTTCTATTCTTAGTTATACCCACACCAAGAGACTTGAAGTATTTTTCAAATTCTAATGTTATTGGGTGGTCATCTAATTCTAGTAGATTAGGAAATGCATTTCTAACATGGTTGTTTAACAAGTCTCTAGTTTCTTCTGCCTTATCCATAGGCATTTGCACATAGATAGAATCAGTATGTCCATAAACTAATTTCATTCTTCTTCCTCTAACATTTTAGCGTTGTGAACCGCTTGAGTATATTTTTGCTTAGTTACATTTATATACTTAGATTTTAAGTTTATTATTTTCCTACGAATATCTTCACCTTTAATATGGCTAATAGTTATCATTCTAGTATCGTGTGCTAATTTTAATTCATTATAACAGTCTTCATTTATTATTCCTTTTCTTTGCCAATTTTGCCAATTACTATTTGTCATTCTTCCTCATCTCCTACTTTCATTTTTATATCTGCACCAGTTTGCATACACTTACATACTATTACTTTCATTTAACATTCCTCTTTTTTCTCATAGCATAATACTTGCGTTGTCTCGCTAGTATCTTCTCACGATTCTTTTCGTGGTACTTGCATTGGTACTCTGCTATCTTCTCACTATTCATGCGTCGTCTTGCATTAATCTTCTCACGATTTTCTTCGTAGTATTTGCGTTGTGACGCTCGTTCTTTCTCATGATTCTCTTCGTAATACTTGCGTTTGTACGCCTTCTTCCTCTCACGCCTACATTCGTCACAGTATATCCTTTGTGGAACGTAGTCAAATATGTTATCACAAGTCTCACATATAGTAATTTCTTTATTCATAATTTTTGTCATTAATAGTTCTGACAATTCTATCAGATGGCGATTTTCCTTTTCGTTCATAATTCCATCACCTTGAATGCTGCCATTCTAATTGCCTTTCTTGCACCTGCGGTAATACTTGCGGCCAAATCAATAT